CCGCAGTATCTGCGGCGGCAGTATCAGAAGCATCTGATTTATCTAACACAGCAATCAATCCAACATCAGTATCAATTACTGCATCAGAAAATGGAATTATGACAACATTAACTGATTTAGCAAGAAACTCTGCACCAAGAAATGTTGCAGCAGACATAGGTAAATTGTTTGGTGAGGCGATTGCAAAAAAAATAGACACAGACTTAACTGCTTTATTTGATGGATTCTCAACATCTATCGGTGGTGCTGGTCAAGAAGTAACTGTTGATAAGCTTTTCCAAGCATCAGCAACTTTAAGACAAGCAGCAGTTCCTGCAGGTTACTCTTGTGTTTTAAATCCAAAAGTAGCTTACAATGTTAAAAAAGCATTAACTAATACTTTCGTAAATCCAAATCCTAATGACCTTACAAACGAGGCATTAAGAACAGGATACATCGGAACTATTGGTGGTGCTAGAATCTTTGAAACTTCTAATGTTGATGGTACTTCTGATACAGACAACTGTAAAGGTGGTATGTTCCATCAAGATGCTTTAGGTTTAGCTATGATGCAAGACCTAAAAATTGAAACTCAAAGAGACGCATCGTTAAGAGCAGACGAGATCGTAGCAACTGCAGTATATGGAGTTGGCGAACTACATGATTCTTATGGTGTAGAGATATTAGGTGAGTCAGTAATCAACTAATGACTACTTTTCTATGGCGAGGAAACTCGCCATAGGATATAAGGAGATATTATGGATATAAAATTGACAAATGGAAAAAAGACTATTGTTAGAAGTAAAATACAATACGAGGCAAATATAAATCATTTTAATGCAAGAGGATTCAAACCTGTAAAAGAAACAAAAGAAAAAATAGACAAAGTTGTAGAGTTAAAACCAAAAAAGAGGAAATATGCTAAAAAAACTAAAAAAGAAAATTAAAGAAATTTTTGATTGGATAATGGGTATTAGATAATGGCTAATTATACTGGTGCAAATGTAATTAATGCTGGGGATGTATCAAACTATCAAGCAGATATTTATGAGTTTGGTTTTTCATCTACATCATCTGAAGTAACTTTTTTTATTGCAGAAACAACAAATGATATTTTAAGAGAGTTGCGTATTCGTTGGTGGCCAATTTATAAAACAAATGTTTATACAGACATCACTGTTTTAAATACTGCAGAAATGGTTGACACTAAAGTTAATTTAGATCAGTTCAAAAGGGCTGGAGCATTTTTATTTTTATATAAATTTTTTTTACCAACAATAACAAAGTTTAGACCAGAGGCAGATAAAGATAGATTTGAAAGAATGATTGAGTTTTATAGAAGTGAATTTAACAATGAGTTTCAAGCTATTTTAGAAGATGGTGTAGAATATGATACAGATGCAAGTGGAACAATTTCTGTAAACGAAAGAGAATCTTTACATGGAAGTAGAAGATTAACTAGATAATGTTAAGTGCAAGAGTAACTTCTAATTTACCAAAGGTCAGAAAAAGATATAATAATTTTTTTAGAAGATTTCCAAAAATTGTTACAATGGGTTTAGAACAAGCTGGTGTACAATTAAAAGAAATTATTCTTGACAGAACTGACAGAGGTTTGGATTTTAATAAGAGAAGATTTGTACCTTATAGTCCGTCTTATGCAGAAGAAAAAGGTAAAACAGTAGTTAATTTACAAGACACAAATGACATGTTGCAATCTATTGATAGCCAAGTACAACTTTTTTTTAGAGAACAAACACAAGCAAAAAAGGCATTGTTTCATCAAAAAGGATTAGGTAAACTACCAGAAAGAATATTTTTTAAGTTTAATTTAAAAACAGAAAAGCTTATAAGAAGATCGTTTGAGCAGTTTATGAAAAAAGAAATTAAAAGGTTAAAGATATGAGCAAGAGAGAAGATATAGCTAGTCATATTGTTACCACAATTTTAGCAATTTCTAGCCCAAGTGTAAAGAAATGCACAAGACAACCATTTCCATTGGAAGAACTAGCAGAATCACAATATCCAGCAGTGCTTGTACAAACACAAGAAGAAACTAAAGAAGATCAAGAACTAGGGGATGGTGCTAAAACAAGAATAGCTACATTAGAATTTTTAATCACAGGATATGTTAAAGGTGTAGAAAGCAATATAGATACTGCAAGAAATAATTTAGCAAGTGCCATTGAAACGCAACTTGAATCTGATATAACAAGAAACAACAAAGCATTAGATACAGAAGTTATAAGTTTAGAAACTGATGCTGGTACACTCTTTCCATACGGTGCTATTAGTATGGTTGTTAGAGTTATTTATGAACATGAAAGTGCAACACCATAGGAGTTAAAATGGCAGATAAGAATTTAGACAAAATAGAAAAAAAATTAGATAAAATAGAAGATTCAATACAAGACATTAGAGAATTGATCGAAAAACATAGAGAATACGATGACGATAATGTTGTTGACGATGAAGATGATCAATGGGAAGATGACGAAGATATTGACGAAGAAGAAGAAAGATAGTAAAAAGCATTATGGCAAAAGATATAAAATTATACAAAGATGGTCATGAAGTAATTATCAATGAAACACAACTTGATAATTTTTTAGAACTTGGCTATAAGCAAGAAGAAAACAAATCAAAACCAAAAAAGGAAAAGGATAACAAATGGCAACACATCATGGAAAAGAAGGAGTCGTAACTGCTGGTGGAACTGGTGTTGGGGAACTAACAGGTTTCACATTAGAGACTACTGGCGATGTTGTAGAAGATACAGCTTTAACAGATGCAACTAAATCATTCGTAGCTGGAAGAACATCATTTTCAGGAACTTTAGAAATGCATTATGATGAAACTGATAGTCCACAACAAACATTAACTGCTGGAAGTTCAATCTCTTTTGTTTTGTTACCAGAGGGAAATAGTTCAGGAGATGAAAGTTTTACTGGCACAGGAATTATAACAGGAATGTCAGTTACTAATGGTATGGACGCAATCATTTCAAGATCAGTTACATTTCAAGGTACAGGAACATTGACAAGAGGTACAGTCTAATAAGACTTTATGAAGTTAATAGATTCTGCTAAATCTCATTTTGAGTCTTTAGGTGTTCAGCACATGGAGATTGAAGAATGGAAAGATGAATCTGGTAATCCAAGTGTTATCTATTGGAATCCTATAACCTTATCTGAAAAGAATAAACTATTTAAAAAGTCAGATAATCTAAATGATGTAAGCATTCTTGCAGACATATTAGTTATGAAAGCTATCGACAAAGATGGCAACAAACTATTTACATTAGAAGATAAACTAGCATTAATGAATAAAGTAGATTCTGATGTATTGTCTAGGATAGCTACTGCAATGGTACAAGCTATCAATCCTCATGAAGTAAAAAAAAACTAAAGTCTGAGCCTCAATTAAAGAATTGTTTTATTGTAGCTGATAGGTTAAAAATACCTTTAAGAGAAGTTTTACAAATGGAAGAATGGGAGTATAACCATTGGTTAGGCTATCTTTTATTAGAACAAGAAGAACATGAAATGGCTATGAATAAAGCAAGGCACAAATAATGGCACAAAATTTAGTATTAAATATTTTAGCAAGAGATAAAACTAGACAAGCCTTTAACGGTATTCGTGCTGGACTTTCTAATTTAAGAGCATCTATATTTTCAGTACAATCAGCATTGATAGGTATTGGTGGTGGACTTGTTGTTAGATCATTTGTTAATGTTGGTAGAGAAGTAGAAGAACTAGGAATTAGATTTAATTTTTTATTTGGTAATGTAGAAGAGGGTCAAAAAGCATTCAAAGGGTTAATTGACTTTGCTGGTAGAGTTCCTTTCTCACTACAAGAAATAGCATCAGCATCAGGTAACTTGGCAGTTGTTACTGATAATGCAGAAGAACTACAAAAAGTTTTAAAAATTACTGGTAATGTTGCGGCAGTTACAGGATTAGATTTTAGAACAACTGCAGAACAAATACAAAGATCATTTTCATCAGGTATTGGTAGTGCAGATTTATTTAGAGAAAGAGGTGTTAGAGCATTATTGGGATTTAAGGCTGGAGTTGCAGTTACAACAGAAGAAACAATAGAAAGGTTTGAAGAATTGTTTGGAGAGAACGGTAGATTTTCTAAAGCAACAGAAGTTTTAGCAACAACATTTACTGGTACTTTATCAATGCTTGGCGACAAACTGTTTAAATTTAAATTAGAAACTAATGAGGCTGGGTTTTTTGATTTTGTTAAGAATGCTTTAGTTGTTATTAATAGAATGATTGAAGAAAACTCAAAAGCACTATCAAATTTTTCTACTGCAGTTGGTCAAGGAATGGTCAACTTTATAAAACAATTTATTTTAGGTATGGCTGGACTTATGGATTTAGTTGCACCATTGTTTAGAGTTATAAATAATGGTCTTGCTGGACTCATAGAAATTGTTAGAGCCTTGCCTCCAGCTATTAGAGAAATGGGTATCATAGGTTTCTTGATGCTTGGTAGAGGTGGTAAAATAGCAGTTGTAGGTATTTTAGCTTTATTAAAACAATTTGGTGTCGATCTAGACGAAATAACAAATAAAATATTTGGA